GCCAGGTTCTCTCTGACAACGGTTCGCCGACAACTGATCTGCAGATGGTTCTCGGTTCTTCGGCGATCGCAAACCTCCGCGGTAAACAGTCTGTTCTGTTCAAAGTAAACGAGTCTGGTACTGATGCGCTTCTGCGCGAAGGTATCGTGGGGCGACTGGAAGGATTCAACATCCACGAATCCGCGCATGTTAAGAAACGCGCTGCATCTCCGGCTGCCGGATACCTGGTGAATGGAGCAAAAGCTGAAGGCGATATTCTGATTGCCATTGATACCGGCACAGGTGCTTTTGCAGCGGGTGACATCGTGACGTTTGACGGGGACAGCAATAAATACCTTGTTGCTGCTGCGACGGCCACAGCAATCACCCTGGCTGCTCCTGGCTTACGTCAGGCACTGGCCGATAACACCGCTGTTACCGCTGGTGGCGCCTACACCGCAAACATGGCGTTTGATCGCAATGCATTCCTGCTTGCATCCCGAACCCCGGCAATGCCGCAGGGCGGCGATACTGCGGATGATGTGATGAACGTTACTGACCCGGTATCTGGCATCACTTACCAGGTAGCCCTGTACCGCCAGTATCGCCAGGTGCGTTACGAAGTCGGTTTGTCCTGGGGCGTAGCGGCAGTTAAGTCGGCGCACTCAGCGTTGTTGCTGGGCTGATAAACAGGGGCTTCGGCCCCTTTTTTTAGTGGAGGGCTAATGGCCGGATTAACAAAAGAGCAGCGCGCACAACGAGCTGCTGAGCAAACTGCGTCTACGCAGGCGGATAACAACGTACCCGTATCGACCACATCGCAGCTGGTGACGATGGTTACCGATTTCCCGGCATTCCCGGGCGCGCCCAATACCGCCAACGTTCACCCTGATGAAGTGGAGAACTGGAAGGCGCACGGCTGGAAAGAAATGGAGTGATACATGATCACTTTCATCACCGTTGAAGTTGTCAATTCGATTCTCGGTGCCACCTGGACAGATGAAAGCAAAAAAGCCAAATCTGTGCTGATGGCCAATACCTGGATGAATGGACTTAACCTGAAACTGCCGCGCAATGAGGCAACTCACGAAATCATCGTTCCTTACGATGTGAAGCAGGCTGGCGCCTATGCAGCGCTAGCGGCCTCGAATGGTGGCCTTTATCAGCAGAAAACCGATTCTGGTGTGTTGCTGAGTAAGACGGTAGATGCCGATGATGTCAGCGTTTCAAAGACCTTCGCAGAACTCGGTACCAACAGTTCGGCATTACTTGATTCGGACCTGCAGCTGGCGCTGGCCATGCTTAAGCCCTATGGCGTTAGTCAGTCACAGGTGCGGCTGGTGAGGGGGTGATATGGGCATTCGTGACGAGTTGCAGACCGATGTCGCTGCAGCCTTCGATACAGACCTGCAGGATGCCGTTAAGGATTTCACTGGGTCATACACCGTTCGAGGTGCCTGGGACCCGGTGACGGAAACCGGCACTGAAACGCAGGTGACTTACTCGGGGCGTGGAGTGCTGGCGCGTTATAAACTGCGCCGTATCGATGGCGTTAACATTCTGCATGGTGACGTGAAGCTAACCGCCCTGGTCAACGAGGTGACTGACAAGCCGGCAGTCGGGCATATCATCACCGCACCGGATTCCATTACGGGTGAGCTTCAGCGTTACGAGATCATCACCGCTTCTGCCGACTCTGCTGGCGCTGCGTACTCCATTCAACTGCGGAGGGTGTGATATGGCTAAGGGCTGGAGCATTGACCCGGCGGCATTCGCCGGGCTGGTGGCCGAAGATGTCAAACTACGCCAGCGGACAATCGCCATTCAACTGCTGAATGAGATTGTTCAACGGTCGCCGGTAGGAAACCCGGAGCTGTGGGCCATCAACGCGACCGCGGTTCAATACAACAAAGCTGTTGGGGAATGGAACGAATCTCTTTATGCCGATCCTGCTAACCTGACCAAAACCGGAAAGCTCAGGAAGAAAGTCCGTGTTAATGACAGCATGGATATCAAACGTCCGGCAGATTATCGCGCGGGTACGTTCAGGGCATCGCATTTTGTCAGCATCGGCGAACCTAATCATTCCGTCCCGACCGAACCGGATCCGCGCGGGACAATGACGTTTCTTAATGGCAAAAATATTATTGACCAGGCGCCAGCCTACTCGGTGATTTACATCCAGTCGAACCTGCCTTACTCCGTGCCTCTGGAGAATGGCCACTCAACACAGGCGCCGACAGGCGTCTATGCCGTCTCGTTTAATGGTGTGATTCAGGCCTACAAATGACCCTTACAGAAATCAGAAACGCTGTCATTTCCCGAATGGCGGCACAGACCGCTATTGCCTCTGATGCGGTGGATTATCCCAATGGTCCGGTATTTGACCCCAGTAACCGCGATATCTGGGCCCGTCTCACCAACATTGCAGGGCAGGCAGGCACAACCGAGATCGGGGATGGGCCGGTCGTGCACAGAACAGGTTTACTCATCATTCAGCTGTTTGTTCCGGTCGGCTCCGGGACGTTGCTTATCTCCCGGACGGCCGATCAGCTAACGGAGCTATTCGAGTTCAGGGACGACGGGAAGCTGAGTTATTTCGCCGTTTCTGCTGTGCCGGCAGGTGAGACCGATGGCTGGTTACAGCTCAATCTTCAAATTCCTTATCGCGCTCTGTAGCGCACAAAAAACAGGAGGCTCCTGTGAGCTCAGGTGCAAAAGTAGTAGCCGCGTTTATTCGCGAGACAACGCCAGGAATCACGCCTACAGCAGGGGCGTGGAACCTGCTGCGTCGTTCTTCATTTGGTCTGAAACCAACGCAGAACACCAACGACAATGACGAAATCGCTGGTGACCGCATGGCGCAGGGCGTTTCACGTGGCACAGTGGATGTCGGCGGCGATGTCGGCACACGGTTTCGCTGGAATCAGCATGACGATTTTCTTGCCAGCTGTTTAGGTACCGAATGGGTAAATAACGTGCTGACGATGGGTAATGGTCGCATTACGTTCTCCGTGGCGACTTTTGCCAGTGATGTGGGTATTGCCCATATTGCCCGCGGTTGCCAGGTTGGCACCTTCCAGATGGAAATCCCGGCCGATGGTGATATCACTGCAACCATTACGTTTGCAGGGCTGGACTGGGAGACGAAAGGGGACGATACCAGCTATTTCACCACTCCGGTGGATTTAGCGGGGGCGCTGCGTTACTCCTTCAAAGAGGTCACGAACATCCGGCTAAATGGTGTTGATGGCGGGACAGGCTTCTGCGTCGACACCTTTAACATTCAGTTCAACAACAATATGCAGACTCAGCGCTGCATCGGTACCGGTTCGGCGTTCGCCGGCGCAAACATTCCGACAACCTTTACCCCGTCAGGTCAAATCACGCTGTCATGGTCAAAGGCTGCCTGGGAGGTTTACAAAAAAACGTTCACCGGCGAAACGGTGCCGTTTAGCTTCACGCTGGAGAATGCTGAAGGCGCCTATACCTTCGATTTCCCGGAAGTGCAGATCTCCGGCGACTGGCCGGATGCGGGGAGCACTGACATTGTTCAGGTTCAGCTGGATATCACCGCGGCCAATACGCCGCCAACTATTACCCGCGTTCCTGCCACTTCTGGCGGTGGTGATTAACATTGGCCCTCTTTGGAGGGTTTTTTATGGAGTTTTTATGCTGATTGTTACCCCGAAAATTGATTTAAATGGCGAGCGCTGGTTTTATCCCTACAAAAAGCCAGAAGGCAGCAAAAAGGAATTCTCGCCGGAAGAAGAATCGCTGTTCAAACTTCGCCTGCTGGTGGCCAGCAGCGAGAATCCGCAATATCGCTCACGTAACGCGCTGGTGCGTCGCCACATCGATAAGATGGACGCAGGTTATAAGGTGGGGACAACGGATTTTAATCTCGCCAGCGTGGACGATATCGACTCTGTTGATGACCTGCTGATCGATAACGCCGCTCGGTTCCTGCTGAAAGGCTGGGAGGGAGTAGGTCAGTTAGTCGACGGCATAGAGGTTGCTCTCGACTACACCCCAGAACTTGGGGCCGCCATGCTGAAACAGCACCCGGCGCTATACTGGCTGATACTGGCTGAGGCGGCAAACATTGCTCAGGGTAAGGAGCAGCAGACTCAGGAAACCGTAAAAAAGCTATAGAGGCCCAAAAGTGGCTAAAGGAATTCGCCGGCGAACAGGGCGAGAAAGCAAAGTGGCGCAGGGAGAAGCTAAATCTCCCGCCCATTCCAGAGCCTGAAATCGATGCAGTCACTGGAGAGATCCTCAACGCTTACGCCATGATATCGCGCGGCAGAAAGTATGCCGGCATGGCCGGAGTGCCGCTCCCTCTATCCCTGAACGATATTGAGCTTTACCTGGCATCGCGCACCATCCTGATCGACCGCATTGAGTTTGATGCAGCAATACTGGCCCTTGATGATGTCTGGAGGGCTGAGTGGGCGGAAGAGCAAAAAAGGCGGGCGATAGTGAAATAGCCTTATCATTGTTTAGCTGTCTCTATATGTTAGGATGTTTCTGATTGTAATCACAGGGAACATAAAATGAAGAAATTATTGATAGTGGCACTGGGGGCAGTGCTTTTAACTGGGTGTACAACGCCGGCTCGTAACTATGTGGCTCAAACAAAGCAAATCAGTATTCCGCCGCTAAATACAGTAACAACAACCTACGTTGGCGAGGATATGGTTAGGCAGGGAATTGATGCTAGCATTGATGCCATTCATTTCAATCAGGCTGTGGTTATAGGCTCAATCGGTGTCTATACGATCCCGGCAGGAGACTACGTAAAAATTGGAGAGGATTCAAAATCAGAGTTTTACTCTAATGTAGAAAGAACATCAGGTGCAGTTGTTCCTAACCGCTTCATGGTTAATGATCCCACACAAAGCATACAGCTCATGAAGAACGGCGAA